CGCCGGACGACAATCCCAAACCTAAAAACAAGAAATGAACGACTGGACACAGAATGAAATCGCTTTGCTCGCCTCCGGGCTGAGCAACAAAGAAGTGGCCGCCCGAACCGGGCGCTCGGAACCCGCCATCCGCGGCAAGCGGCAACGCCTCGCCGCCGAAGCGGAGGCGACGCCCGTAGCCTCCAAGGGGGCGCCCACCACGTTCGAGCAGGACAAGACGGCGAAGTCCAATGAATTTTGGAAGGGCGAATACCAAAATCTCGAGAAGAAATACAAGCAGGCGGTCGCGCATGCGTCCATCGCCGAGCAGCTCGTGGAGCTGGCGCGCGAAGTCGCGCCCGTGAGTTACAACCCGTTCCCCGCGGCGGTGCCCTACAAGGCCGGCGAGGACAAATCGCAGTCCGCCGTCCTCATTCTGAGTGACACGCATGTGGGCCAGGAAATCACGCCCGACCAGACCCTCGGGTTTGGCGGCTACAATCTGGACCTTTTTCTCGCGCGCCTGAAGACCGTGGAGTCGTCCATCACGTCCATCGTCACGCGGCACACCACCACCCAGGTCGACGAGCTCGTCGTCTGTTTCGGCGGTGACCTTATCCACGGTGCGTTGAACCACGGAGCCGAGGCCGCGCAAAAAATGACGCTGTTCGACCAAACGTATGCCGCCGGCCACGCCTTCGCGCAGTTCTTGCGCAACCTCGCGCCACGTTTTCCCTTGGTCCGCGTTGTGGGGACCGTGGGCAACCATCCCCGGTTCGCGAACCAGAAACGCATGCCGACAGAAAACCGTTTCAGCAATCTCGATATGTTCTGCCTCTCGTATACCGAAGCGCTGACCCGCGAGCTGGCCAACGTGCATTGGACGCTCGACAAGCAACCCACCGCGCTGTTCGACGTGCAGGGGTTCCGCTTCGAGCTGCTCCACGGGGACACACTCCGTGGCGGCGACCGCGCGCTCGGCATCCCGAACCATTCTGTAGCTCGGCACGTCTCGGGCCGCTCGCAGCTGTTCGCCAAATACGGGCAGCGCTCGCCCGACTACTACCTGTGCGGGCATCTGCACCGGGACATTGTGCTTCCACACGCGAAGGGTCGCTTTATTGTCAACGGCGGCTTCCCCGGCATCGACGGCTACGCGCTGGCGGAAAACTTTTCGCCGGTCGACCCCACGCAAACTTTCTTCTTGATGCACCCCAAATACGGGCAAACCGCGAGCTACAGCATTTCCCTGAAGTTCGCGGAGGTAGGCTCCACGCCGCCGTATGTGCTGCCGAAAATTTGACAGGATAAACAACCTGGAGTAAACTCGCCGTATGAACGAAATAAACGAATTGTCCGTCCAAAGAATTCTTGAAACCGTCGACGCCGGTCTGGTCTGCGGCATGGGCGTGCCCATCCCGGGGCAAATGTGCGTGGAAGCCGCCGTCTGTTATGGCCTGAACCTTCCCCACGGGGATGACCCGTTGTGCGTGGCCAGCGCCGTCCGGGAATTAAAAATCATGCTGAATGACAGCAGCTGGTCCTCCAACGCCGCCCGCGCGAAGGGCCTGCGCCGGCTGGCTATCGCTCAGCTCGGAACGCGCGAGAACTTTGACATGATAACGTTTGTCCAGCGGGTGGCGGTCGAAGCCCTCGCACTCGCTCGCGAGAGCGACTCCGCGAGCGCCGTAGACTATGCCGAATCCGCCGTTCGTTTCGACCCCTTCCTGGGTAGCGCCGTGACCGCCGCCGTCAATGCCTGCACTGCCGTTCGGCGCGCAGCGTTTGCCATCTCATACAAGTCGCGGGGCGGCACGCTGGCCTACGATGGCGTCCTCGCGGACTTCGCGGAGAAAGTGGTGCAAATTCTTATCTCGATGGGAACCCCCGGGTCCAAGTTTTTGCCCGAGAAAATTTGACAGGACAAACCCCCTGTCGTAACCTACAGACATGAAATACATCATCGCAATCGCGGCGCTGCTCGGACTTGCAGCGGTTACCCCTGCCACGGCTGGCACCAAGAAAATCTCCACCATCAACGGCGTGGACATCTACCGTATCAAAAACTGCGGGCTGTTTTGCCCGTCCCTGACCACGCTGGTGGCTGCGGACCCGAAGCACCCCGGTGAGGTGTCCGTCCTGGCGCATGGCGCGAGCGGCGGCATCGTTCCGAGCGTCGCCCAGGCCGGCGGCATCGCGGGCGGCGCGGCGCTGTTGCGTCCCTCGCGAAGCAAGACGTCGGTCAACACCACGGCGTCCCCGAGCACCACGGTGAACAGCGGCAACCCCGTTGTAAACACCACGGTGAACCCGGGCGGCACCACGGTGAATAACGGCGGTAGCCACAATCACCACAACAACTAAAACCATGGACGCGACCACACCCATCCTGGCGTCGAAATACCACGTCATTAACGAAGCGCCGCTGTCCGACGAGGACAAGGCCGCTATCCTCGAGTGCGCGAAATCGCACACCGTCGAAGACCGGGCAAATGTCCGTGAGGCGTTCCTGAATGACCTCCTGCAGGACAGCCAAATCCTTGGCATCGCCCTGCGTCGGGCCGCGGGTCACCTCACCGCCCCCGTTTGCTTCGCGGGGTTCCCCGCGGAAGTGGATGCGGTCGCGCTCGAGGCCAAGCTCCGCGAAATCCACAACCACATCGCCAACGCGGCGTGGGCGCTGACCGAGGCGAATGAAATCGCCACCAAGGGTCTGCCGGAGTAACTTCCCCATCCCCGCACCAGCGGGCATCTGGGAAACGTCGGGCCACGGATGGCCCTGATTTGAAAATGAAAAACATCCTCCCATACATCAAGGCGCTCGGCGTCGTATTCGGCTTCATCATCGGCTTTGTGTTGTTCAACTTCCTGGCGGTCGAATACCCGGGTCCGCTTTTTTGTGCTCTTGCTCTGGCGATGCTCGCCCTGGTCACTATCGGGCTCAGAAAATATTTTTTCGGTTTGGCCCTGGCGGCGTGTATCTCGTCGTCCGCCAACGCCGCCCCGCTGCCGACGTTCAAACACCTGCCCGGTTATATGGTCCTCCGTCAGTGTGACCCCTTCAGCTGTGACGCGGTCCGCATGCTGCAGGCCCGCGGTATCCCGGCACGCCAAATCCTTTTCAAGTGGTCACAATACGGGGGCCAGCAGGGTTTCCACGCCGCGGTGTTGTTCCAGTTCGAGGGTAAGTTCTATTTCATGGACAACCAGCGCATGGGCGCGCGCCCGGTCGCCGGCAAGACGGACCTGGGCTGCGTGAACCACATTGCGATGGACTTTTACACACAGTGCTGGATGGTGGACCGACAGGGCCGGCGGGTCGCGCCGCGGAAGATGGCGGACCTTTTTGCGCCGGCCCCCGCGTGGATGAAACAATTACAGGAGAACACCAAGTGAGCGCCATTGTTTTTCTTCCGTTAACGCAGGGACAGGTCGCGGTTATCGACTTCGCCGACATGGAAGAATTTGGGCGCCGCAAATGGCACGCCTTGTGGAATCCCCGGTCGAACACATTCTACGCACTGCGAAAGGAGGGCTGGGGGCACGTTTGGTTGCATTGTGAACTGTTGAACACCAAAGGCGTTGACCACCGAGACGGAGATGGGTTAAACAATCAACGGGCCAATCTCCGTCCGGCCACCCATGCCCAAAACATGCGCAACCGTGTCAAACGCGCGGCGGCGACCTCGAAGTTCAAGGGCGTCTATTGGTGCCCTGACGCTCGGAAGTGGCGCGCGAATCTACAGGTCGCCGGAAGACGGATATACCTGGGAAAATTTCATAGGGAGGAAGACGCCGCGCGGTCGTATGATGCAGGTGCCCGCGCATATTTTGGCGAGTTCGCGAAACCCAATTTTCCATGACCCCGCTTCGGATACATCTGCTCGGCTTGCCGAATTGCCCCGTCAGCGAAGACTTTTCACTCGACGGGTTCGCCGCCGCCGGCCACCGGTTCTGCCGCATGATGCGCTCCCTGGGCCACACGGTCTACCTTTACGGGGCCGAGGGCTCCACCGCCCCGTGCACCGAGTTCATCAACGTGATGCCCGAGGGCGACCGCAAGCGCTACCTGGGGCAGACGGAATACCAGCACGCGCCCGTGGACGGAAAAACCCCGCTCTACCAACAGTCGAACCCCTGGATGATTGCCGAAATCGCCAAGCGCAAGCAATCGCGGGACTTCCTGCTCTCCATCGGGGGCCACTCGCAGAAGCCAGTTTTTGACGCGCACAAGGACCTCCTGGGCGTGGAGTATTCCATCGGGTATGAGGGCAACTGGGCGCCGTTCCGGGTGTTCGAGAGCTATGCGTGGATGCACTTCTGTTATGGGGCGCAACGCATCTCTAACGCGCGTTTCTTCGATACGGTCATCCCCGTCTTTTTTGACCCCGACCAATTTCACCTCGCCACACCGGACGACTATTTTCTTTACGTCGGTCGACTGACTCACGAAAAGGGGGTCCGCGTAGCGTGTGACGCCGCGACCGCTGCCGGCGTGAAATTGAAGCTCATCGGTCACGGCGGCAGCCTGCGGAACATCACCGGGGGTCACGAGTATTGTGGTGCCCCGGACTGGAAGACCCGCAACGAGATGATGGCCCGGGCGCAGGCGGTGTTTTGCCCGTCACTCTACCCCGAGCCGTTCGGCTGCGTGGCCGTGGAGGCGCAGCTTTGCGGCACGCCGGTCATTTCAACGGACTGGGCTGGGTTTACGGAGACGGTGGTGCACGGCATGTCCGGGTTCCGATGTCACTACCTGGGGGAGTTTGCGGACGCCTGCCGGCAGGTGAACACCCTGGACCGGAAAGCCATTCGCGCGCGGGCAATCCAAAAATATTCGATGTATACCCTCAAGCACGACTATCAGCGTTATTTCGAGCGGCTGAGCCTGCTCTGGGGGAAGGGGTGGAACACCCCCGAGGCCCCCCACGCTTGGTCATACGACTGGTTTTGAAATCGCGTTGAGCACGCGACCGCGACCGGGCGCCGGACCCGATGTCGGACTGCCGGGCTGCAAATTCGTCACCCGAGCCGCCAGGAGGCGTTTCTGGGCACCGGCAGGAGCGGGGGGAGCGGAGGGCATCGGAGCGGCTGCGGCTTCACCAGCGGGCGCTGGCGCAGCGGGCGCCCCCTCTGCGGGAACTTCGGAACTGCCGCCATCCAACCGGGCGGATTCAAATGAGGCCGCCAGCTGCTGAAAGGGCACGGCGATGGAATCGAGCTGGCCCGCCTTGTCGGCGTCCATAACTTCCTGGGGCTTAACAAGTAGCCCGTTAAAAAGCACGAAGTTCCCCGGCTGGGATTCGGATTCAAACGCGGCGAAACCCATCTTTTTCAGGGCCTCGGCGTTCTCTTTCTTCCCAATGACCTTGAGCTGAGGGTCTTCCGACTTGAGCGGCCCGTAGGTAGCCGGCGGGGACCCGTTCGCCAGGGCGGCGAGGGCGGGAATCTTCGCCAGCTCGGGCGGCATAACGGGGGCCTTGGCTTCGGGTTCCTCGGCGGGGGTGACCTCGTCAGCCGCAGCGGGGGCGGCGGCAACGGGCTGAATGTCTTCGGGCATCACGGGCATAGCTACTTAGAAGTGGATGGTTTATCCGCTTTGTCAACGGGCTTTCGGTCCGTCGAATTGGCGTCCTCGTGGGCCGAGGTGTGCAGGCTTTCGACGATGAACTGCATCAGCTCCGGGCCGAGCGCCTTCATCAATTCTTCCGCCGACACGTCTTTGTGTTCAGTTTTCATCAACGTCAATCTTCCACCGGGTTGACCGGAATGTCAAGTTCGCCCTGAGCGGCATTTTTCCGCTTCGCCGCCGCGCGGGCGCGTTCCTCGCGGCCTTGGCGAGTGGCTTCTTCCTTGGCCCTGACCGGGATGTTGTAAGTCTCGGGGTGTTCGCCGGGCTCCAGCGACTTCAGCCAATATGCGTAGTCCGATTTCGCCGCGCCGACATACCCGGTCCAGTCTTTCTGTTCCCAGAGATGTTTTTCCGAGAACCAGACCAACGCTTGCAGCGAGTCCGGCGTGGTGCCAAACTTTTCAGCGGCTTTTCGGAACGCGGATTGCGCAAGGTTAAAGTTCTCCGCGGAAATTTGCCATCCCGCCGGCGGTGCGACGCGCCAGCGACCTTTGAGGGTGTCCTCGGACTGCGCGATACGCATCAGGAATCGTGTGGCCCAAATGTCGATGGTGGCGTCGTGTCCTTCGCCTGTGAGGTTCGCCAAAAAGTTCCGCACCTTCGGGCCGCCCACGTCCTCGAGCCACGTGCCGGAGATGACATCGAGCACAGGGAACGAATGCATGCCGTAAAGCTTGCCGCCTTCGCGCTTGGGCAAAATCTCGTGCTTGTCCACCCACCACGTCAAAAAGTTGTTGCGCAGACCTTGGGCCGCGGCACCCGTGCCGGCTTTCCACTTCTTGCCCTTCTCGGCTTCCCACTCGGCGATTTCAGGCGTGCCACCGGTCTTCCACTGCTCGCGTCCCTCGAGATATTTTTTCACGAACGGCTCATACTCGCCACGCTTCACGGCGTTCCAGGCGTCCACCGCGTAGGCGAAGTTCGGTTGCACGCCGTTCTGCGGCGACGTCGCCGCCAACAGCTGCGCGAACAGCGAAGCGTCCTTGCCGAAAAATTTGTTGATGAGCTTCACCGCGTCGGCATACCACGTCAGGCCGGCCTTCATGGATTCGTCCTTGAGCGCCTCGTGAGCTTCGGCCACGATTTTGTCCGCGAGCGCGTCCGAAATAACTTCGTGCGCCGGCGCGTCCGGGTTCTCCCGCACCGCGTCAAGCGCGAGCGGCGTTTTGTCGAGAACGGCTTCCTCGTCACCGGGGACGAGCTTGCCGCCTTGCAGCTTGAGCTTGCCTTTGGAGTCGCGGATGAACCGCGTGGGGTATGCCTCGGGATACGACTTGGTGTATTCCTCGTTGTGCTTGTCCGCCGCGGCTTCTGCCGTCTCGGGCGTCAGCTTTTCGCCAGGGAGATACCCGCCGCGTGCCGCGACGTCCGCTTTGCTGCCGAACGTGGCGTCCTTGACGAAAACCGAGTTGCCCACGCTCACGGCCTGGGTTCCGCCGGTCACCGGTTCGTCGGTTCCCTTCTCGTAGAAATAGTCGTGCTTGGTGGGATTGAAACCAACCTCGGTCCACTCGGAGAGGTCCGCCGGCAGTTCACGCGAGGGATTCCATTCGCCCTCGACGGTCGCGATGGGAAACTTCGCCGCGCCCTCAGCGATTTTTGCCGCGCCCTTGGTGTTGGAGAAAAAGGTCGGGTTGTCCACGGTCGCGATGGAGTCGTAACCAATCCGCTTGCCCACGCGCCCGCCTTCGGCTTTTTCGTGGACGGTGATGACGTATTTGCCCGTGCGGTTATAAGCCGGGATGTCAATCCGCAGGCCGACCGGGGTGCCTTCATCCAGGTCGCGCGCGGCTCCGACAAAAGGTTTCTTTTCCTCGCTCAGCGCGTCGGTGATGGCCTCGTCCGTCGGAATTTCCGGCGTGAGGTAACCCTCGCGGCTGCGCGCGATTTGAATGGCCGAGGGACCCCGCTTCGGAGCGACCTTGTTCGGGTCAACCGCATCCACTAGGTCCATTAAATCCTGTGCCGGATTTTCACTCTCAAAAAGCTTGTTGTCCGCCATCGTGTCCGTCACCTTGCCCTCGTTATCCAGGAGCGTGATTCGCGCGGAGTCGATGTCTTTGGCGTGGTCGTCGAGCAGCACTTCAATCGCGCGCTTGCCCTTGCCACGGAAAAATTTCTGGTTCGCTTCGATGGCCAGCTTGCCGCCGTATTCGCGAACGCGGATGAATCCCTTGTTGAGCGCGGCTTGTCGGTCCTCGACCGTGGCGTCCTTGGAGAATTCGGTTCCGTATTGTTTGTTCAACTGCTCGGAGTGTTCCCCGAGCCACGTCTGATGATAGTCCGTGTCGAGTCGGATGAACTGCCCGTCGGGAAGTGCCCAACCAGTCGGTCCCTTGCCCTTCGGCTTTTGTTCCTCGGGCACGTTGTATTTCGAGTAGTCCGTCTCCGCGACGCGTTTCCGCGCGGCGGCTTCGGATTCTCGGGTAATCGCTTTGACGGTGATATCGAGGTCCCCCTTGATGTCTTCAATCGCCTGACGAACCGGACCCTTGCGCCTCGCTTCCGCCGCTTTGAAACGCGCTTTCGTCTCCAGGTAATTTTCCCCGGCCTGCAACGCATCCGCGGCCTGGGCGATTTCTTTCGGGTCCCGGAGGACCGTGTTACCCGTGCCGCCGGCATCAACCGTTTTGCCGCGGGCCATGTCGAAAATGGCTTCCTGGTTATTCGCACGGGCAAAAGCCAAAGACGACTTGCGGTGCTTCTGGTCCACGATGGCGTTCACATCCACGCTGACCTGGGGCCGGCCTTCGGCATCGGGCTCCGACAGCCGGAAGATTCCCGCTTTGATGTTCTCATTCCCCAGAAGGCCCTTGTAGGGCTTCAACGCCGCCGCGACGTTCTTCGCGTTCAGCTCTGCCGCCGGCAGGTTCACGCTAGCGAGCGTGACGACGTCCAGCGAGGCGTCCTCGGGCGGGACAAAAACGGTTCCGTCCCCGTTGAAAGTTTCACCATCTTTTTCGCCATTGCGAATGGACTTCAGTTCTTTTTCAGAAAGGAAGCCAGCGCGTTCCGCGGCTGCGGCACTGACTTCCGCGAACGGAGCAGTGCGGTCCGGGAACGCGCGGCGCCAGCCGGATGGACCGGCGGCAGAAGCGGTGTCCGTGGCGGCTTCAATCGCCTCACGGAAAAATTGGGCCTTGGTCGCGAGCGCGTAAGCCTCGTCCAGCTTGTCGAGGTTCCCCGCCCGGGCTTCTGCGAGGGCAGAGACTTGGGCAGCGGACGCCTTGGACTGCGCCTCGCGCAACGCGTTCAACTCGTCCTTCGACGTGAGGTTCAGCCCCAGCTCATACGCCGACCCCGTCAACGTATTCTTCGGACCGAACCGTTTCATCCAGTCGTCCGGGGAATCCGCGAGCACGTCTGCGATAGTTTTGTCCACAGGCTGGTCCGTCAGGTATCCCGCGCGGGCGGTGTCCGTCTGTCCGCCGCGTCCCGTTAATTCGGGGGCGCGTTCGGCTTTGACGATGTCCGCAGCGTTGAGTCGCTCGACGACCGTGTGCAGGTCCCCCACCGGCATGCCGGCGGCGCGCAGACGATTGCGCAGCGGGTTCGTCTCCTTGATTTCTACGGGTCCGCGGCCCCCGGTCACCTTCTCGGGATAAATCGGAATGTCGGTCCCCGGCGCGATGCGTTCGGACACGTCGCCCTGGGCAGCGCGGATTTCCTGCGCCTTAATGTTGGCAGGTAACTTGCCTTTTTGGGCGCGCGCCGTCTCGGGCGGGCCGACGTCTTTACCTTGAAGCAGATTAAGCCATTGTTCCTTGGCGTCGCCTAAAACTTTTCCCTCGCCTTGCTCACGCGGGATTGCCGCACCGAGCTCGTCGCCGGGACGAACCAGCTGCTTGCCCCCGCCACGAAAACCTCGGTCCTGGTTATCCCAGTAGGCGTTCAGGTCCGACAAAAGTTCGTTGGTGCCGGCTTCGGTGAGCGCACCGTTCGCGTCCGTCTCCCACGGGATTTCTTCGCCCGCGGATTTCCCCCACTGCACCGCGCGGTCCACGTTGGAGAGAACCTTGTCCACGCTACGGGCGACGAGCTGCGGTTCCCCGCTTTTCGTCTGCTCCCATCGCGTGGGATATTTTTTCCCGGCATGCAGCTCGCGCTGTTCTGGCGGCAACCCGCGGCCTTCTTCCACCTCGGCGGCGCGTTCGGGCTCCGTCGGCTTAAAAGACGCTTTGGGAGCGCCGGCGTGTTCGACGGTCAGCCCGACGCTTTCATCGAGTGCCTTGTTCACTTCCGTCACCGCTTGCTCGTTGTCCTTGCCTTTGGCCCAGGCCGCACCGACCCCGGTATTGGTGACCTCGGCACGGGCGGCGGTGGCCTCGGGGGTGGAAACCCCACGGGAGGGAGACACCGTCGGCGGGACTTCGGTGGGTGCCGGCGCGGGAGGGGTCGCTGCCGGGGCCACTTTCGGTTGTGCCGACGGCGTCTCAAAATTGAGCTCGCCTTGAGCGGGAATTTCTTTGGGCGGGGGCGTGGTAAAATCCAGCTCCGGCTGCACGGATTCGACGGGAACTTCGACCGGAGCCGCCGGCGCTTCAGCCACCGGCTTCACCTCGGGAGCAGTCGCTTGCTGCGCGGCGCGCTGGTCACGCTCCGCTAAAATTTCACCGCTCGCGTTCTCGAGCGCCTTGCGCAGGCTATAGCTCGGCTTCAGGTTCAACCCCGGGGTGCCGCGGCCTGCCGTCATGTCGATACCCAGCGCGTCACCCAAGGTCAACGCCGCGTCCAGCATTTTTGCGCGGAACGAGGATTTCGGTTTCGGCAGCCCGAGTGACTCGAGCGACGTGTTGTAAAGCAGGTTCGCCCAATTGTCGGCGATGAATTCGCTGCGGACTTCTTGCATCACGCCCGGCACGTCCGCGGCAAAACGGCTGCCCAAAGATTTTTCGTAATGCTGCCGCAAGGCTTCCAGTTCTCCGGGCGTGTATGCCTTGCGGACCGCGTCGTGCAGTGCTTCGCGTCCCGCGGGCTCCATTACGGATTCCAGGACGTGGGCAAACTCGTGTGGAGCGTTCGCGGAGCCTTTGACGAGCGTAACCATCTCGCCCTTGCCCGCGTCATCTGCCATCCAGATTTTTGAAACGCCGCGCGCTTTGGATTCCTGGGTGACCGCCGCCTGTTGTTCCGGCGTGAGCGATTTGCCACCGTTCGCACGGACCGTATCGTCAGCGATGGCCTTGGAAAAAGCCGCGTCGTCGACGAGGAAAAGTTTCTTGCCGAACGGGCGCAGCGTTTCGCGCAAGCTATCCACCATGTTCCGCGCGTTAGACGGCGTGGACGCGGCGACCTGCTCGTGAACTTTGTTCAGCTCGGTGAAGTTATCGTAGCCAGGAGACGGGGTCGCTTCCCAGTTGATTTGGCCCGGGTCGAAATATTTTTTCGCGCCGGCTTCGGCGACCGCGCCTTTGACGGCTCCGAGGGCAGAGTGCACGGCCCCGCCGACGGCACCCACGCCGAGCAGCCCGCCTTGCGGTTCGTCGGTCGCGAGTGCCAGCGGCGCAGTTCCCACGGCGCCCTTGACGGCGCCGGCCACGGGCGGTTGAACAAATTTTGAAACGGTCTTCGCCGCGTTGACGAGCTTGGCGCCCGTCGTGGTTTCCAGACCCAGGGACAGCTGCCCTTTAGGGGCGGCCCCGGCGGCTTCGCCGATTTCCCGAACGACCTGTCCCGTCTTCTGTAAAACGGGGGCCGCGATACGCGCCGCCAGGATGGCCTTGTGTGGGACGCCTAAAAGACTCAGTCCGGCGCCGACGCTAATGCCCTGGCCCGAGATGGGAAGCGCAGAGGCGATGACCTTACCGGTTTTTTCGATGCCCGTGCCGACGAGCTGCGTGGTTTTCGCCGCGGCGGTTTGGGAAAGCTGTCCGAGGTAGTTCAGCGCTTTGCCCGCGCCAACTTCGTTGGCCGCGGTAAAAAGAACTTTGCCACCGACGCCCACGGCCTTGAGTCCGCCGGCAGTGGCGACGAGCGTGACCGGGTCCGTCAAGCTCAGTAGCTTGATGTTTTCCGGGTTGAGCTGGACGCCTTCGCTGACGAGGTCTTTGACGGTTTGGCCGGACGAGATACCTTGGACGGTGTCGTGCCAGCCGAGGTCTTTGAATAACTCGCTTTTGACTTCTTCATCAGAAATTTTGCTCCAGTCTTTGCGCTCCATCGAGACACCCGAAGGGGTCACCTTGAGCTGTTTCAAATTGAATCCGGGACCCGTCAGCTTGCGCGCGCCCTGGCGCACCATGTCCTGAAGCGAGCCCACGGCGAGCTGCGTTCCGCCGATGGCCTCGGCGATGGCGGCCTCGCGGTTGTCGTCTGTCATTTTATCCCACTGCGCGCGAAGCGCGGGGTCGGCACTCTCGTGACGAAACTTTGCCGTGATGTCGTTAATCACCGGACCAATGGCGATATCAGAAACATTCTCGAGCCGCTTCGGCAAAGATTTGAGAATTTCCAAAAGCAGGGGACCCGTTTCTTTCTTGGCGGATTCCCAGACCTTGTTCGCCGTGGTGCCCACGACTTTTTGCGCGCGATAAGTGTCGAGCGCTTTTTTGTAGCGATTGGGGTCCTGAAAAATATTGTCGCGGTTCGTCGCGATGTGCTCGAGCACATTGAACTTCGGGTCCTTGGCGAGAACATCGGGCTTCTCAGTATCGAGTCGGTCGGCCAACGGGACGCCGCGGAATTCGGGCTCCTCCCCAACAGAGCGGGGGTCGACTTCTTGCAACACGCTAAAAGGGTCCACCTCCTGCAGTCCGGCGAACGCTTTATCTTCCTTTTCTTTTTCAGCGGCGGCTTTCGCGGCCTCCTCGGGCAGCATCGGCGGGGCTTCGATTCCCTTTTCCGCGAGTGCGGCCCGCATCCCTTTGCTGGACTGGTCGAGCTGCGCCTGAACTTCCGGCGTGATGGGCTTCGAGGATTTCAGTCCCCGAGCCGTGCCGCCGTAGACGGGCACCTCAGCTGGCACAACCGGGACGGGCGTGTCCGTGAAAGATTCCCCTGCCCCTAAATCCTCAATGACGCTCGGCATAATTAAGCTGGTAAAACTGGCGGCTCCTCGGTAGCGGGTGGCGTGACTTCGGCGGTAGGCGGCGGGGTCGCGGGGGCGGGTGCCGCCGCGGCAGGACGATAGTTGGGGTTACGATACAGCTTGCCCTTGGGGGAGTAGAAAAACTCCGCATCCGCGGGAGCTTCCGTCGGCGTCCGCACCGTAGGAATCGGCTTTTGCTGAACCGGGGCCGCGGGAGCAGCGCCGGCAGCGGCGGGAGCCGCACCAGCGGCAGGAGCGGCAGCCGGAGCCGCGGCTTTGGCGCGCGCGGCTTCGCGCTCCTCAAATTCTTGGACCATCTCCTGGTGTTCAATCGGAACGACGGAGCCGGGGGCGTGTCCGCCGGTTTTTTCTTGGGCCTGAAATTGTTTGATGATGGGGGCCACGTTGGCGATTTGTCCATCAACGATATCCTGCGAAGCGTCGAGAATTTCTTTTCGCTGTTCCGGCGTCAAGATTTGACCGGTGTAGATTTGATTCCACACATTACGAATCCGGTCGGGCACGCCGCGAGCTTTTTCCACGGTCGCGTATTCACCTTCGCGCACGGTCGAGCCTGGGTCCAGGATTTTCATCCATTGAAAAATCGTGTTCTGGTCTTTCAACGCATTCGGCTCTTTGGTATTAACGGAACGCAAAAGCTTGTTGTAGCCGGCGTGCACCTTGTTAAAATCGTGCACGGGCGGCTGTGCCGAGTATTCTTTTCGGAGCGGCTCGGTCTGGGGCGCTTCGCTCGTCACCGTTCGGACCGGGCTAGTCGGCTGTCCGGTCTTCGTCATCATCTGACCCGTGATGGTCTTCTGACCTTGCGGGTTGACGGTCGTGGTCATCTGCTCGGTCGCGCCGAGCGTGAGCGCGCGGTCGTGCTCTCGCTGTTCAATCGCTTGCTTCGCCTCAAAAATATTTTTCAAGGCCGCCTCGCTGTTGATGACGCCGTCCGGGTTCACCGGCAGCTCCAGTCCCTCGGGGGCTGCCCACTTCGCATGCGCCTGGGCGATTTCCTGAAGCGAGCCGCCCTTGCGCAGGTTCTGGTATTCCTGGTTCGCCTTGAGGGAGGCGTTCCGTTGCAGCGCAGGATTCAGCTTGGATTCATCCAGCATTTTGTTCGCCTGGAGATAATGAATCAGGTCCTCGGAGTCCCACTCGTTGAGCAGGTCCCGTGTGGGCATCTTCGAGTATTTCGAGTCCCACTTCGCAAAAGCCGCTTTGTAGCGCGGGTCATTTTTATCTACGGGCATAATTAAAGTCCTCCCCCAAACATCGAACCCCAGTCGAACATGCTGTCCGAGTTAAATCCGCCGCCCTGGGTTGCCGGACCCGCATCACTCGCCGGGGTCGGATTGATGTCGGTCATGGCACCAAAAGAAACTCCGCTGGATGGCGCCGCGATAGTTGGCGAGGGTGCCGCGGGCGCGACGGGCGCGGGCGGCGTAACTGAAATAGCCGGCGCAGGCATCGTGGTCGGTTCCATGCCGCCCTCTTCGCCCAATACTTGTCCCTCAATTTTTCCCCGGGAATGCTTCAACAACGCAGCCTTTTGCGCCGCCGCGTCTATTTCCTTCTGCTCCTTCGTCTGCTGAGCCGTGGCCGCCGAATGGCCGGCGCCCCCGCCGCTTGCGTTCTGCGCAAGGTGCATGTTGTTAATCGCCTGAACGAGCGCGCTCGCAGCAAAAGTCTTGGCCTCGGAGTTAACCGGCACCAATGGGATGTTCATCGCCGCCATAAAATTAAGCTTTGGCCGTCTTCATCTGTTTGATTTCCTTGACCAGCGCTTTCACGCTGGCCAGGGCCACGCCGATGGCGTCCACGATTGGAATCGTTTTCGCGTCACCGGTGCCGCTCCCAAAAAGCACGTCCCAGTCTTGTGCCATCGGGCCAGTATGCTGACCTTGCGGCACGTTCTCAACGTCTTTCTTATATTCCCAGTTGGACACGGGCAGCTTGGATACCTTCTCCAAAATTTTCGCCTCGTCGAGCTCCTTGATGTTTTCCTTGACGTTGCGGTCGGACATCATGCCAGCCATGCCCATCATGGAACCCATGGAACCCATCGACGAACCCCCGCCACCGCCGCCGGAGCCGCCCGCGCCGCCGTATGCGCCGCTCGCCGTGCCGCCAAAGTTGCCGGCGACTTGGTTCAACGCGGTATCACGGATGCGCGCAAACTCCAGCGACTTCCATGCCTTCAAATTTGCCAGCTGCGAATTGACGTCGCGCTGTGCGGTTCGGCCACCCAGGTCGAGGTTTAACACCTCGCGGCCCGTGAGTCCCGTGCTGCTAGCTGGCGTGGCGGCTTCAGTCAGCCCAAAAATGGACGCGGAGCGAGCCAGCCCTTCGCGTTCCGCGGATTGAATCGTCGGAAAAATCGAGCCGAGAATCTTGGCGCGCGATTCGGTCATCTGCTGCGCGGTGTCCGCGAGTTTCGACGCTTCCATCGTGCGCGCTTGGCGCAAACGTTCGCCCTCGCTGCCGAGGACCTTGGAGACGACGCCGCCGACCGTGCCCGCCTGGGGCTTAATACCCGCCTGCGCGGCCCCGCCGACGCCGGCGCGGACGAGCTCGGCCTGATACTCAGCCGGCAAGTTCCCGCCCAACGCGAGGACGTCGTTCGCCCGGGCGATGACGTTTTCCTTGAGCTTGGCGAGCTCGGGGTTCTGGTCGATGTTTTCCTTGAAAAGTTGCTTGGCCGTCCGCGTGGATTCCAGCGCGGAAACGGGCGTCTGCGCCTGCGCAAGGATGTCCTTGCGGGCGACTTGGCCGGCGGCATACAAGTCGGGCTCGTATTCCTTCATCAGCGACACTCGGCGGTCGAGGTATCCCTTGTCGTATTGCTGGACGAGCCCGGAGATACGTTCCAAATCGTAATCCTCCTTCAGGGCCTTGCGTTGCTCGCGCAGCCCATCGCGCATGAAAGCGTATGCCTCGCGCATCGCCTTCTCATCGGTGAATCGTTCGGCGATTGACGCCGCGGAACCAATTGCGTAACCCATAAAATTAAAGTCGTTTCCGAAAACCGAGCTCGATTACTTCGTAACCGCGCTTCTCAAAAATTGCTCGTCCGCCATCCTCGTTGATGGTGAACGTGTGCCCGTGGACAATGCTCGTGCAGCCACGCAGCCGGGCGTCTGTCTCAGCTTGGTCCAGCAAGGTGCGCCCGATGCCCTGGCCCCGACACTCCGGCATGACGTAGAGAAAAACCATCATGGCGGTCAGCTCGCCGTTGAACGTGTCGCGCATGTAGGTGGTCCCCACGATGCCGCGAGCGCCCGCCGTCGGCCACTCGGCCAAAATGCTGCCGTTGCCCCGGGCGATGAGCGGCCCCCAGATTTCTTCCACTGCGCGCATGTCCAGCCGCCCGGGATACCGGACGTCCTCAAAGTAACGCTGGAACAGGGGCCGCAAAGCGGGAATCCCGCTCGGAAGGACCTGGGCTAACGCTGTGGCATGCTCTTGCATCACTATGAAGTGTGGCCGATTAGTCTTTTGTCAAGTGCCACAAATAAACGGTAGGCTGGATGTTATTGTGTCCAACCGCCCCGCCCGTGTAGCTGGGGGCGTCCTCGAGCGTGAATTGTCGGCTGGTCATCAGCTGTGTGCCCGTGGACCCGAGCGTGGCGCCGCCCTGGCTGCCGTTCGGGTTTGAGTGAGTCGTCCGGGCGGTCTGGCTGTTCGGCGGCGCCGGCAGCGGGATGCCCGCGTTCTGGATTTCCGTGTCCCCGTCCTCCACCCGGAAAAACACGACGTTGGCCTGATTGCTGGCCAAAAGGGTCGCGTGCCCGATTAAGTGGGAATGCTGTTCGATTTCCAGGGACGTCAGCACGTGCGTTTCCGCACCGAAGGTGTCCTGTGTGGCGCGCTGCGTGATGCCGGTCGGAACAGATACCGCGCTCTCAGGCGTCAGCCCGACGTCCTTGGACGCTTGGCCGATGACACGACCGCGACGGGATTCGTCGTTGTCATAGAGGAGCGACCAGCCGGGATTTTTGGCCAGCGCCGCGGTCAAAACGGTGTCCGTAACCGCTTTCACGTCGCCGGGCGTGCCGGAGAGAGTGCGCCACTGGTTGCGCTCCCAGTGAATCAAGCAGTTGATGTCCGTGTCCCAATACTGCTCGAGGTCCAGCGGGTTCGTCGGGCGGTTCGCGGTGTTGCCGCTGTTCGGAACCGTGCCGGCGGCTTCCCACGAGTTGCCGTCCCAACCATACCAGCCGATGGGCCGGCTGCCGACGGTGCGAAACCAAATCAGCGGGTCGTTCTCACCCGGGATGCCGGGGTCGTTCGGTCCGATGAACGCGAACGCGCTGAGCGAGTCCGAGATGTCGAGCGGGACGTAATGCCCCTCGTTGATGTCGAAGACGTAGAGCTTGGTCCCGTTTTTGAACCACGGGCCGCTGTTGCTCGCGGGCTCCACGTCACCGATGACGAAAAAGTTCGTTCCGACCGGGGACTGGATGTCCATGCGTTCGAGCATGGCCGCGAAGAATTCCTGGGGCGTCCCTTCCAGGTCTGGCGGCAACTGACTTGCAACGATGACCAAATTAGTTCGTTGGAGCGGCATATTTCTTTCGTTGTTCCGTGCGGATGCGATGGCAATTAGAGCACACCACGTCGCACTTATTCAATTCATCAACCAGTCGGTCGATGGGAACAGTTCCCAGCGCTTTCGACGGCGTAAAACATTTCTCAGTTCCAGGACGATGGTCCCAGTCCAAACACTCGGGCGGTAACATGGCCCCACAGTCGTAGCAGCCGCGTTCGGCCTTTAAGAGCTTGACCAGGGCCGTTCGCTTCCGCTGTTTCTCGAGCGCGGTTTGATAATACTCCGCGCGCTTCTCCGGGGTAAGCCGAGCGCGATTCTTCTCGACCTTTGCGGCCTTCTGTTCCGGCGTTAGCGTTGCGTAATACGTGTCCATCACGGTTGCCCATGTTCTAGAGCAGCGACGCGCTCTTGTAAAGCAAAAATTTGCGCCAGCAAAAGCTGGATGGGCTTCTCCAAATACTTCGCCAGGGCGTCGCCGTCGTCGGCGGTCACCAGTGCCTCGAAGTCCGCAATCGCGTTCGTCGAGACGCGGAAGATGGTCCCGTCTTTTCGGTGAAAGTCTTTGCCGAACGCCACGACGAGCGTATCGAGCGCCTTTTTCGCGTCCGCGGAATTAGCGTGGCCGTTTCCGTGCCCGGGGTTCTGAGGCGCGTTGCCGCCACCGTTTCCATTTCCGTTTCCGTTTGAGTTAGGGTTCGGCATAAAATTATTCTTCGCATGGCGGCACGACGACCGCCAGGGTTGCGGACGGATTCGAGAGCCCGAAGGAACCGAATGCCGACACTTGAAAATATCCCGTGCCCGCGGCTGCTGGCAGCGAATACGTCGGGTTCGTCACCGAGGTGAAATAAAAGAACGGGCCTTCCGCCGCCTCGGACGCATACACATTGTAGCCGTCCGCGTCTTCAATCACGTCCCAGGTCAGCGTCACCACGCGCGGGCAAGCGCTCACGGCAGCAGAAAGTCCGGTCGGCCCGTCAATCGCGACAATGGCGATGAACGCGGGAATCGAGTTACCCGAGCCGCTGCCGCTTTCGGCGGGGCTGAGCTGACAAATCAACGGCGACCGGTAATTGATACGCAGCTCCCGGCGGGTGATTGGCTTGAACGATTCAAACTGGTTCATAGCGGGAGTCCCGTCCCGGTTGAGGCGATGAGCGGAAGCACGAGCTCCAGCTCGTGGCAAGCTTTTCGCCGTGCGATGATGCGCGCGATTTTATCCGCGTCGTCCTGGCTGATGACCGACTCCGCGTATCCCGTGCCGACTTCGGTGAAGCCCTGCTCGGTTACGCTGACCGTCTGGTTGCTCGTGAACAGCGGAATGTTTTCGTTCAGCGACGCAACGGAGTCAGAGGCGGCTCCGTCGAATCGGACGAAATTTTGGTCCGGCGTTTCGTTTTCCTCGCAGCGGCCCGACAGTTCTTTGTTTGGGCCAACCGCGCCCGGAGTGCCGGGAGCGGGTTCCAAGTAAAGACGAAGTCCACGAACAGCACCAGGACCAGAGCCAACAATGAGAAGCTGAAAAGATTCATCGAGAAATTCCAGCCGAAAATGTTCAATGTCGCAAGAGGACAAGTCCTCAGCCGATGCCAGCTCTTTCGCGTCCTGGGTGCGGAGCGGGCGGGTCTGTTTCTTGAACGCAAACAATTTCTGTTCGCTGGTGATGTTATGCCCCTGACGAATGGAGCCACGTGGCGCCTCAATTCGTTTCGTCAGGATGCGTTTATACCGTCCACGATACGGGCCAGCCCAGAAGACGCCGACGTCCACCGTGCCGGCCAGCTCAGACAAATAGATGTCTGCATACCGAACCGTTTTGTCCTTGAGGGGAAGATTCCCGTCATACGCGCGCGTTTCCACGAACCACGTAATCGGACAACCGTCGTCCAGTCGGTCGGGAGTAAACGCCTCCCAGAGCCGATTCTGGCCGTCGTAATCTTTGCTTGCGAAAAACGCTCGGTTCGAGCCAGCAAAAAGGCCGGTGAACCAGTCCGTCGGACGGGTGCCCGTCCAGTAGGAATTCCAGGTGAAGGGGTCCTGGCCTTTTTTCATCAGCGTGGCGCCGTCCATGCACCACGTGTGCGAGTTGTAGCGGTCGCAGAAGGGCACCGACACAAGCAGATAATGCTCGAACGAACCCATCGCGATGCCGCTCAAGTCCGCGCCCAGGCGGCCTTTGCTGTCCAGCATCTCAGAGTCTTGGTCTTCCATGATGGACGTGCGGCGCGTCATCTCCGCAGCGTTGATGTTGGTGAGCCCGTCACCGGTGAACCACCACAGCAGCCCGTGATAAGACGTAGTTGCTTTCGCGGATACACAGCCGATGGCCGGGAACTGCAGGAACTGAAAGTTGGGGGTGTTAATCCACGTCGAACGATTGCGGATTCCCGACTGGATGAGCGTGGTGGTCGAGTCCGTGAAAACACACAGCGAGGCCAGCTCCGCATTCGCCACTGGCTCGGCCAGTGCGGTGATTTCGCCGGGGAGGGTAAACGCCTCGATGGTGGCGAAGTATTGCGGCTCGAGAAAATGTCGGGGGTCGTATAAATCGCTGGCGAAAAGTTTTGCGCCCTGGCCGACCCAAAGCCGGTCCCCGGACCAAGCCATCGGACCGCCGAGCTTGATGTTGGCGTCGTGCGCGGCGTTGTAGCCGTCGAACACCGCCGGGGCGGTGAGTCCGCCGTCCTGGATGATGATGAGGTTAACCGCGGGGACGATTCGCAGGCTACCGTCGTCGTTTCGCGTCACGGCTTGCTCGGCCTGGACGAAAAACAGCTGGCGCGCGGTCGGCGAAAACTGAATATCGAGCTGTCGGTAGGTGCGATACGGAAACTCGGACAAATACACGAGGCCGTCCACCGCAAAGACAATGGATTCCAGTCCGACTTTCGGACGAAAGACAATCCCACCTTGCAGGTTGCCGGGCGGCATCACAAACTTGCAGCGATAGCCGGGGCGACACTGGATAATGCCGCCGCGGTTCACCGTGTTCATGCTGCGAGCATAAAAGCCGGGAGTCGCCTGTTGGGGGTCGGACATGGAATCCATGCCCCCAATAAAGGTAATCTCCCCATCCTCTACGCGCGGCGTCACTTATTACAGGCTCCCGTTGTATTGGCTGTAGTTGCCTTTGTCGTGCCCGTTTTTCAAACGGTCGACGCGGTCCTTGTCTTCGCAGTTCGCATCCGAGTAATCGAAGATGTCCTGCGGGGCGGGCATGTTCGCGTTCGTCTTGGCGTTTTCAACCGCGCCACTCGACGGAGCTTTGCCCATGTCTTGCTTCACGTTCTTCATAATCAGTCTACGTTCCAATCGTCTTTTTGCATGATGCTGTTGCGGTCTTCGACCTGCATCGGCATTGCGTTCGGGCTGACGAGCGCCCCCTCTTGTTCGGTGAGAATCCGCGACGCGTGGGCCTCGAACTGCATGCCGTTGGCCACGTCGCTGTCCAAATAAAACTTCACGGCTTTCATCGCCATCACTAACGCGAACCGGCTGTGCAAAAGAATGCGCGTGTTCAGGCTCGTAATGTCGAAAGACTTCTTCCGATAGACGATGCGGACCCACGGGCAGCCGCGGGAAATCTTGATGCGCCGGTAGCGCGGATGCGTTTCGTCCGGGTCGTAGATTCCAATCAGCGTGCCGGAGCTGGACGAGTTGTCGTAGGTCGAGAGCCGGATGATTCCAGCCGAGGGACCTTTGACGATGTCAGTGATGCGGCTCACCAGCGGGTCCGTCGACGCGGGGACCGCGTAGCCAAAAATTGTGGGGACCAGAAGCCCGTCCGTCCAGACGCCGTCCTCCAAAGTTTGCAGCGGCTTGTTCTGGTTGTCGAATC